ATCAACAATAAGGAAAAGAATGTCAAATTTTAATTTAAATAATTTTATGACAGAAGTACGCAGATCTAGTATATCTCGTTCTGATAGATTTGAAGTACAAATTATACCGCCTGCATCATTACAGGGGTTTGCAAAAGATAGTAAATTAGTTAGTTTATACTGCGATATTAGTAATCTTCCTGGCATGTCTGTAATAACAAAGGGATTGCGATTATACGGGCCAGCATATCAAAGACCTGTCTCATCAGAATTTAACGGAGAAGCAATTAACATGACATTCTACTTAGATAGAGATATGAATGTTAAAGCATTTTTTGATGCTTGGATGTTTAAAACTGTAAATCCAAATTCTTTTAATGTTAGTTATGCGCAGGAGTATATATCAGAAATTAAAATTTGTCAGTTGAATGAGAACGATGAAGAAACATATGCTATCTATTTAGAAGATGCGTTTCCAAGAGCAATGAGTTTAGTTGACCTAAGTGCCGGTGCAGTTAATCAAGCTGGCAGATTGAATATGACATTTGCATATAGACGTTGGTATTCAACACATCCTAGCTATACTGGTTCAAGAGCAAAAACTAATTTTAACCCATTATTAAAAGACCCTACCGTAAATAGACTTATAAGTCCAAATAAAGTAAGTCGAGTACCCAATAACAATGGAACAACTACTATGCCTTCTCTAAATAATCTTGGAGATTATTCCGGGTATGATCAATAATTTTATAAGGATATATTATGGCACTGCCTATATTAGAAACACCAACGTATGAATTAACACTACCATCTACAAATAAAAAAGTTAAGTATAGACCATTTTTAGTAAAAGAATATAAAATACTTTTGACAACTGTAGAAGCAGATGTTGCAGAAATAACTAGAATTGTAACAGAATTAGTTGATAATTGTACGTTTAACAAATTAGATGTCGCAAAACTTGCACATTTTGATGTTGAATACTTATTTTTAAACATACGAGCAAAATCAATAAGCGAAACCGCAGACATTGTAATTAATTGCGAATGTGGTACAAAAATAGATTATACATTAGATATAACAAATCTAAAAGTTCAAAAAGATGAACATACCACAAATAAAGTAATGTTGACTGATGATATAGGTGTTGTATTACGTTATCCGCAATTTGACGAAATGTTGGGTATAAGAGACAACGCAAATAGTGCTCGTATTGTAGAATTAATTACAGATTGTGTTGATGCAGTATTTACTAAAGATGATTACTTCGATAAAACATCGTATACAAATGAAGAATTAAATACGTTTGTTAGTTCTTTTACTAAGAAGCAATTCGATAAACTTGAAGAATTTTTTAGAAATATTCCAAAAATTGTACAACATATAGAAACGGATTGCCCCAGCTGTAATAAGAAAAATATTGTAGATTTAGAGGGCCTGCAAAATTTTTTCGTCTAACTCTTTCTCACGAAAGTTTAGTTAGCTATTTTCAATTAAATTTTTCGTTGATGCAGCATCATAAATACTCATTAACAGAAATCGAAAATATGTTACCGTGGGAAAGAGAAATTTACGTATCATTGTTAGTAAACTATATTAATGAAGAAAATGAAAAAATAAAAGCTAAAAAAGCAAGGAGTTAATATGTTTGGTAAAGATAAAGATAAAAATGAAGAAGTTAAAGTAGAGAAAAAACTCGATGAGGATTGGATGACGAAAAAATGGCGTCCAATGATGGCAATGATGTATATGACTTGCTGTTTATTCGATTTTGCGTTATTTCCTATTATGTTTACTGTTGTACAATTCTGGGAGACTGCAATTGCGAATGATGCATTTAGACAATGGGTTCCAATTACATTACAAGGCGGTGGATTATTCCACGTAGCTATGGGCGCGGTATTAGGAGTTTCTGCTTATGGTAGAACACAAGAAAAAGTTGCCGGTGCGACAAATGTATCAACCAATGTACCGACGCCAGAGTTAAGTAGTGCAACTCCAACGCCTAGTTCGTTTGGTGGCGGGTTTAATTCGACTCCAGCACCAAGCACAAGTTTTTCACCTGCACCAAGTTGGGGAACAACACCGGTCTCCGCTGATCCAATCTTAGCAGACAACAGTTTTGGATCAACACCCACTAAACCAATAGTTAGAAGACCTGTATAATGGCAAACGCAATACAAGATCCATTAGATAGATTATCCACTATTATAGAAGGGGAAAAAAGTCCCTTTGTACAATTAACGGAGAGGATGAAAGAAACATCTAAGGATGTGAAGAGTCTCAATCTTTCTATTTTGGATCTTGCTATTGCACTTGAAAAACGTGCAGGCGGAGTCAAGGAAAAAGTTAAAGAAGACAAGCAGGATAATATATCGAGACCATTGGGCGTGGATTTAAAAGCTGATTTTGCAGATTTTACAAAGGGATTTGTATCTACATTTACAAAACCATTTAAAGATTTTGCGGAAGTTATAGCGGGTAAACCCGAGATGCCTGCAAATGTTGAAAAACCAAAAGATATTGAATCTAATATTGAAACTATTTCCCCGGACACATTGATTAGAAATAATGACCAAGAAGAAAAAACAATAATAGAAGAAAATAAAGATCAAACAAGTAAAGTTTTGTCTGATATGGTAGAAGTACTAATTGACCTGCGAGACGATAAATCTCAAAAACAATTATTAGGTGAAGCAATTGCTATTAAAAAATTAATAACAGATCAAACCACCTCCTCTAAAATGCCTGGCGGCATAGAACCTAATACCGAAGAATCAAAACAAGAAGATCGAGAAAAACTTGCAGAAGCAATTGCAAGAAAATTGGGTGAAGTAATGGAAGGAATCGGATCCAATTCTGGATTAGGTATACCCGACTTAGATATAGATAAAAATAAAAAAGGTAAATCTGGTAAAAAAACTCCTAACAAACTAAAAGCAACGAGCGGCACTGGTTTTAAAATACCTCCGGGGGCGGGTAAAGCTGCAATGATAGGAGGTAGTATATTAGGTGGTGCCGGTTTAGCATTAGGTGCATACGAAGCAAGTGAATTTCTAGATGAAACTGATTATGGTGGTAAAATGAAAGAAGGTGCTGGTCTAGATGCGGAAAAAGCATTTAGAGAAAATGTTGCACCTACAATTGATCCTGTTAAAGCAGGAGTTTCCAAAGATGAAGCAATTGCAGCATTGGAAAACGGTTCTAAACGAGATATTGAAAAATTAGGCGGAGTTGAGGAACTTAGAAAAATTGCAGGCCTTGCGCCGGTTGATATGAAACCTGTAACGAACGAATTAGATGTTGAACCTCCTAAAAAGTTTGAACAAGCATCGTTAAGAAAATACGATTATGTTCCAGAAGAAACATCTCCAAAAGTTACACCCAAAAAAGAAGAAACAAAAACTATACCAGCAGTTACTCCAAAATCTACAGAAAATAATGTTGGCAAAATTTTAAATCAAGTATCAGACGAAAATACAGAATTAAAAATGTTGAACATGGGCAAACCCGAAACACAAATGCTAGCACCTATTGTTTCGCAACAAACAATAAACAATACAGAACAAACAATGATCACATCCCCGCCGATACCTCATTCAAGTTCAAATTCGTTTAATAAATGGCAAGGTAAACGAAGTAGTTATACAGATTGATACATTAAAAAAGCCCGGTTTCCCGGGCTTTTCTTTTACTTCTTAGCTTCTTGTTCTGCTTTTAATTCCTCGGGTCGTTTAACCTTTGGTTTTGCCGGCTTATCAGTTCCTGCGTCTGCAGGTTTATCATCTTTCACTTTCTTTTCGATTTTGCGAACGCCTGGTGTTGCTGTCGGCTCCGGTGCTTTCGCTTTCTGCGTCTTCACCGGTTCCTTCTTTTTTTCTACTGGTTTATCCTCTGCAGCATACCCAGAATTGGCCATTGCTAAAGCGGCTAAAAAAGCAATTAAAGATTTACTGAATTTCATAGAATTCTCCGATTAATCATCGCTTGCAAGTTTTGCAAAATATGATAATGATTCGTCATCGTTATCAAAGTCTACATCCTTTTTAGGAGTAGGAACTGCCGCTCGCGATGCTTGTGGTTTAAATGAACTTTCTTCATCTAGAGAAACATCTTCTGCCGGTTTCACTGGAGGCGCACCTGCAGAAAGAACCATAGAAAGTTTCTTTTTCAAATCATCATATGCCTTGAAGTTTTTAGCATCAAGAAATGCTGTTAAGGAATGTTGTTTATTCCAGATTGTTTCAATTGCCTCGTCGTCATTTGAGATTGGACTAGGTGTATCAAATTCAGACTTATCGTAATTACGATAGCCCTCAACATTGCGAATCTTCAACTTGAAGTTTGCCCCTTCCCAGAAATCAAATGGGTTAAGTGGTTTCTCATCTTCGAATTGTGGCTCGGCAACATCTTTAATCTTATCAAAGATTTTCTTACCGAATTTAAACAGAAACACCTTGCCTTCATTTTCAGGACGCTTAGAATCCTGTACAACAAGAATGTTAGTGTAATATGTTAGCTTGCGTTTTTGTTTGCGAGCTACTTCTTTATTTGCTTCTGAACCTGAGTTCCATAATTCAGTATTAAGTTCTGAAACTGGATCTTGTTTACCGATAGTGGTCAAAGAGTTTTCGATGTACCATTTACCAGTAGGGCCCTGAAAGCCGTGATTCCAAATACGAACCCATGGTAAGTCCTCGCCCTTAGGTGGAGCTAAGAAACGAATAACCGCATAGCCGTTGCCTGCTTTGTCAACCTCAGGTTGCCAGAAGCGATCATCGTTGCGATTGTTAGATTCGGATTGGGGGTTTGCGATCTTTTCGACTTCTTTCATTAATGAATCGAAGCCTCCGCGAGATTTGCGTAGATCAGATAGTGAAGTATAAGCCATAATATTTCCTTTCGTATTGGCGTAGTATAAGCGTAGTATTAACGTCGTTTATTTTTTTGATTAACGTATGCATAATCTAGAAATTCATCAAACACATCATCGTCTTTTTTCAATGATGCTACATTATATATAATCTTTCGATGCTTGTCAATTTTGGAGGTACCCTTTTCAACTCGGCGTATCTTTTTCTCGCGATCGTACCAATCGCCCTTATTAGTTTTATTCATTTTAAAAAATAAAAATCTCCATAAATTTAAACATCTTTTGCTCTCCTTGCCTGAACCCTAACATAAGGCCAAGACAATACCCTCTTACTTAATTCTTGTTGCCCGTGAGCAAGCTTAATTAAATATCGTTGCGTTTCCAACATTGTTTCCTGTTGTTGCTTAATTATTTCTTGTAGCATGGTTATATTTTCTTCAAGCTTTTTAATTTTTTTATTAGATTGCACTAATTCTGCGTCTAAAGATTCCATCGTATTTGTCCAAGTCTAAAATTAGAAACGGTTTATATTTTTTAATGAGTCTGGATACATCAGGCCACACCACCGTGTCACTAATTTCTTTATCAAAAATTTTAACAAACCCATTAAGTTTCTCAAGAATTACTAATGTCTCCAGACTAATAGTGTTTCTTAAAAAGGCTTTTATTATATATGGATGTTGCCCTTTAGATACAATAAAAATATCTTTAATATTTAGCTTAGATTCTTCCATTTCCTGAATCAAATTATCCAAATCTTGTGTAAAATTATAAGATAGACTTTCGATCTTTTTCTTCCACATTTGGTATCGTTGACCAGCTTCAGAATCAAACATTCCGCCCCATCGGTCACCTGACACAAAATTGGCAACTAGAAAATTTGCAACTTCTTCGTCAGAATAATTCTTTGATATTTTTCTAATTGAAAACAAATCTGTTCTTTTAGCAAATGCTTGTCTGCTTGCACGTACTCTGCCTTTTTGTTTAATAACATCATACGCATCTGTTGTAAAATGTAGTTTAAGCGCAATGTACATTTTGTAAACTGAAAATTCATCC